AACAAACCTATACTGGAAAGCATCCTTCCTACAAAATTGTTTAGCATTTATGATTGACAAGGATGATATAAGCATTAAAGAATGCTTGCGCTGTGGGAGTATAGCCGAAGAAGTTATCAACACCGAACGCAATGAGCGTATAGGATGGTGGTGTATTACCTGTAATAACTTTGAAGACGCTATACTAAGAGAAAAATTATGGAGAAAAGATTTGGGGAAACTTAATGGAGCTAATAACGATTGATTTTGAAACCTATTACGATAAAGATATATCACTAAAGAAACTAACTACAGAGGAATACATACGCCATCCTGAATTTGAAGTTATTGGGATGTCTATAAAGGTCAACGATGGAGAAACACATTGGCTGTCGGGAGACTTCAATGATCTTAAAGAGTATGTATGTCGCTCCTACAACTGGAGCGAATGTGCTGTACTTGCTCATAATTGCATGTTCGATGGGGCTATTCTTCATTGGCTTTTTGGTATATCTCCTCGCGTATGGTTTGATACTCTCAGCATGTCTCGCGCTATCCACGGTGTCGAAGTTAGTGCAAGTCTCAAAAACCTAGCGGAACTGTACGGTATAGGAGAGAAGGGAGACGAGATATTAAACGCAGCGGGCAAGCATAGGTGTGACTTTACATCTGAGGAACTCGCACGATACGGAGACTACTGCGTAAACGACACGGAACTTACTTACAAGTTATTCAACCATTTCTTATTTAGCTTCCCCAAGAAAGAATTAAAGGTCATAGATATGACTTTAAGGATGTTTACCCATCCAATGTTGGAGCTAGATACTCCCAAGCTTACCAACCATCTTGAGTCTATCAAGGAAGAGAAAGAAGAACTTGTAGCACACATTAAAGAATTGGGTATAGACAAAGATGAACTAATGTCTAACCCTAAGTTTGCTAAAGCTCTTGAGTCGCTGGGCGTTAGTCCACCTACCAAAACAAGTCCCCGTACAGGAGAAGAAACATTCGCGTTCGCTAAGAGCGATGAAGCTTTTGTGGCTCTCCAAGACCATGAAGATACAAAAGTACAGACCTTAGTTGCCGCTAGGATTGGGCTTAAAAGCACACTTGAAGAAACACGTACCTCTAAGTTTATAGACATAGCAAGTAGAGGCACACTTCCTGTACCGATTAAATACTATGCTGCACACACAGGTAGGTGGGGCGGGTACGACAAAATCAACCTCCAAAACTTACCGAGCAGGGGGCAAAACGCTAAAGTTTTGAAGTCCTGTATCGTAGCTCCCGAAGGGTACACACTTATTGAATCGGATTCGGCACAAATCGAAGCGCGAGTATTGGCATGGCTTGCTGAACATCAGACCTTAGTGACAGCTTTCCAGAAAGGAGAGGATGTGTACAAGATAATGGCCTCTGATATTTATAATAAGCCTGTCAAAGATATATCTCCTGAACAACGTTTCATCGGTAAGACCACAATTTTGGGCGCAGGGTATTCGATGGGTTGGCAGAAATTCCAGAACCAACTTAAAAACTTTGGTGTAGAAGTAGAAGCTCAAGAAGCAAGACGGATAATAAAAGTATATAGAGATGCTAATAATGCTATCCCTGCTTTATGGAGGCAGGCACAAGCAGCCCTTGTAGGTATGTACCAAGGAGACACATATCAACTTGGAAAAGCTGGGGTAATTAGTGTTGTACCAGAACAGAATGCCATACGTTTACCATCAGGGTTATTAATGCGTTACGATAACCTCAAAGTAGAACAAGATGAGAACGGTATGCAGTTGGTGTACAGAACACGCAGAGGGTGGAATAAGATATACGGCGGTAAAGCTATAGAGAACATATGTCAGGGCATAGCACGATGTATCATGGCTGAGCAAATGCTTTTAATAGCAAAAAGGTACAAGGTGTTACTGACAGTGCATGATAGTGTGGTATGCTGTGTACCAGATAAGGAAGTTGATACTGCTGCATACTTTGTTGAAGAGTGTATGCAGTGGGTTCCTGTATGGGCCGAAGGACTACCTCTTACAGGAGATGTTCAGATAGGGAAGAACTACGGAGATTGCAAGGAATGGAAAAACCCGCATGGTCTTTTAGCAGTATAAAGAGTTTCGACCAATGCCCTAAAAAATACTACCATCTAAAGGTAGTCAAAGATTACGCGGAGCCTACTTCTCGTGCGATGACGTACGGCTCGGAATTTCATACTGCTGCTGAACACTATATAGACGGTACTGATTCTGAGCTTGACCCCCGCTTTACGTTTGCAAAAGACGTACTTGATCGGCTTAATGCTATGGAAGGTGAAAAGCTGTGTGAATATAGAATGGGCTTAACTGCTAATCTGGAGCCATGCGGGTTCTTTGACAAAGACGTATGGTGGAGAGGAGTAGCTGACCTTACTATACTAGATAAAGAAACAGGTACTGCTAAAGTAATAGACTACAAAACAGGCAAGTCAGCTAAGTACGCAGACAAAGGCCAACTAGAACTTATGGCCTTAGCAACATTTAAACATTTCCCTGAAGTACGCAAAGTAAAAGGTGGTTTACTATTTGTAATATGTAACGCCTTTATTAAAGATACATACACCATAGACCAAGAATCAGAATTGTGGAAAAAATGGTTAACTGAATACGCGAAGCTACAGAAAGCCTATGAAGTAGATGTATGGAACCCTAGACCAACAGGTTTATGTAGAGCGCATTGCGTGGTAACTGAATGTCCCCATAACGGTAGGAGATAACACATGCCTTATAAAAATCCCAAAGATCGAAAGAAACAAGTCAACAAACCTGTAGGAAGCAAACCGTTTAAAGCTAGAATGGAAAGACAAAAAGCAAGACGGGCGGTCGATAAAACAGGAGCTGATAAAAATAACAACGGTAAAGCTGACAGAAGAGAGGGTAAGGACGTAAGCCACAATAAAGCTCTTAGTAAAGGCGGCTCTAACAAGCAGGGATATCGAATTGAAAGCCGTAGTGCTAACCGTTCTCGCAACTACAAAAAGAAGAAGTAGATGCAGATTGTAGAAAATAAAGCTTTACTGCTGCGAGTACGTACTCCTGAGGCTATAACTACAGCTATACCTAAAAGCAAAGCACTACCAAACAATGAAGTGCTTGTGAAATGGGGTGTAGATGAGTCTCGCGTTTTAAAAAACTTAAATATTCGAGGTGTACCTTCACCTATTCTAGGGCAATACGAATGGGGTGGGCAGTATAAACCCTTTAAACATCAAAAGCTTACGTCTGCCTTTCTTACTTTAAACCAAAGAGCTTTTTGCTTTAACGAGCAAGGAACGGGTAAAACAGCTTCTGCTATATGGGCTTCTGATTTTCTTTTAAAACAAGGAGTTATAAACCGAGTTTTAATTATATGCCCCCTATCTATTATGGATTCTGCATGGCGTGCTGACCTATTCAAGTTCGCTATGCACCGTACTGTAGATATTGCTTATGGCCCTAAACGTAAACGTCAGGAGATCATAGCCAACGGAGCTGACTACGTCATCATAAATTACGATGGCGTTGAGATAATTAAAGACGAGATAGAAGAGGGTGGGTTTGATTTAATAATTGCTGATGAGGCTACGCACTATAAAAACGCTCAATCTAAAAGGTGGAAGACTCTTAACTCATTAATGGCCCCTTCTACATGGCTGTGGATGATGACAGGTACACCCGCCGCACAGTCTCCTGTAGATGCATACGGCCTAGCTAAACTCGTTAACCCGCGAAACGTACCTAGGTTTTTTAGTGCTTTTAGGGAAGTAGTTATGCACAAAGTTACCCAGTTTAAATGGGTTCCTAAAGATTCAGCTAAAGATACTGTATTTAATGCACTTCAACCAGCCATTAGATTTACTAAAGACCAATGCCTTGATCTACCCCCAATGACGTACACTAAACGCGAAGTTCAACTTACTCGCCAGCAACAAACTTATTATGATGTACTAAAACGTAAGATGGTAACTGTTGCAGCAGGGGAAGAAATAACAGCAGCTAATGCGGCTGTAAACATGAATAAACTTTTGCAGATATCTTGTGGGGCTGTGTATAGCGATTCTGGCGAGACAGTAGAGTTTGACATTAAAAACAGATACAAAGTGCTACGTGAAGTTATCAACGAGACAACACAAAAAGTATTAGTGTTCGTTCCTTTCAAACACGTTATCGAAATTCTGTCTGAAAAACTTATAGCAGACAATATCCCTACCGAAGTCATTAAAGGGGATGTGTCAGCAAGCCGCCGAACAGACATATTTAAAAGGTTTCAAGAAACTGATAATCCACAAGTGTTGGTAATACAACCACAAGCTGCGGCACATGGAGTGACACTTACAGCCGCAAATACGGTGGTATGGTGGGGGCCAGTACCTTCACTAGAAACTTACGCCCAAGCAAACGCTAGAGTTCATAGGTCGGGGCAGACGCACAAATGTACCGTTGTCCAGCTAGAAGGTTCTAACGTGGAGAAACGTGTATACACACTTCTTGATAGCAAAATAAACATACACACAAAAATAATAGACTTATATAAAGAATTGCTTGAATAGCACATAGTACATCACTATACTTAGCTTCTAAACACAGTGGGAGTGTATTATGGAAGCAACTGATATACCTGTCGATAAGGCAGTGCGTATGTACATTAAAGTACGCGAAACAAAACGAGAGTTAGCTCAACGTTTTAAAGAAGAAGAGGAAGCTCTCAACGAAGATTTAGATAAACTAGATGCGATTATACAGCAGCATTTAGTTAACAGTGGTAGTAAGAGTGGCACTACTATGGACGGTCATCAATTCTACCGTCAAGAGCGTAGACGCTACACTACAAGTGATTGGGTCGCCCTTAACAAAGTAATAATGGAGCATGAAGTTCCTGACTTGCTAGAGAAACGAATACACCAAGGGAACATGAAACAATTTTTAGAGGACAACCCTGACATATTACCCGCAGGGTTAAGATGCGATAGTCAATATACTGTAACTGTGAGGAGATCAAAAAAGTGAATGTATGTGAAGATAAATACGTACCTATAGAAGCTTTAGCAGGGCATCTGTCTTTAGCTGTTACTACTGTACGAAGTTGGGTACGCAGTGGGGTTATACCTAAAGAGAGCTATATAAAGGTAGGGAATACGTACCGCTTCTGTGTAGCCGAAGTAGTTACAGGGTTGAAGAACGGTAAAATTGAAGCTGACCTAATACCTAAACCAAGCGAAGAAGCATCAAAACAACTAGACTTGTTTTCTGATTACTACGAAGACGAGTAGACATGGACGAAGAAGGAAATGAAAAAGAGCTAGACCCTCTTTATCAGGGGTTGATTTCCCGTTTAAAAAGCAAACCGCCTGAGGTATCACTTGAGTTTACTAATCGTATTAGTATTCGAGACGGTGTGTTTACGTGTATAGAGGAAGAAAGTTCTAGCGTTAGAGGCACTGTCGTAGAAGGTGTTATTCTTACTGCGGCTCCTGTTTCTAGGACATACTACCCTAATACATATAACCCTGAGGCTCCTACTAAACCAATATGTTGGTCTAGCGACACGCGCAACTCTCGTCCTGACCAAGAGGTAGTAGAGAAACAAAGTAGTAACTGCCTGACATGCGAGAAAAATATAAAAGGGTCGGGGCAAGGTAACAGCAGGGCTTGTAGGTTTCACCAACGAGTAGCGTTTTGTTTTGTAGATAAAGAAAATTTTGTTCCTGAGGTTTACCAACTACAATTACCCGCTACAAGTGTGTTTGGCAAAGACCCGCATAAGATGTGTATGCAAGCATACTTAAAGCATCTTAACGCTAACAGCGCCCCGTTAGTTTCAGTAGTTACCAACATAAGTTTTGACAAAGCAAGCTCGTTACCTAAGCTTGTGTTTAACCCAGTTCGGCCTTTAACCGAAGAAGAACTAGCAGTAGCTGTGCAACTTAAAGATGATCCATCTACTCAGTCAGCACTTTTATTGTCTAGCAAATCTAAATCGCCCTTTGCAGTGCAGGAAGGGTTTATTTATGCAAACAGTGAGGATTTTAACAATGGCTAATACCCAGAATAAATTTCACATAATTAATAATGTGAAAGCACGTTACCCTAAAATGGATAGACCATATAGGTTTGATACATCAGCAGGGGAAAAAGGAAAGAGTGTCCCTTGTGCAGCGACAGACGATGGTGCTGCATACCAAGTCGATTTTGTAATGACTCCAGATCAAGCTAAAGATTTATATAAGGTTATGAATACCGAATATAAAAATTCACCTAAGCGTGATGCTGATTGGAACGAGAAGCTAGATCAACCGTTTAAGGAGCAAGAGGACGGTAGTTTTGTAGGCAAAGCTTCTATTAAGGCAGCGTACGATAGTGTCCCTACCAAAGCGCCTGACCAGTTCGACGCTAAAATTAATAAGCTTCCTGATGGGTTTCAACTAACCACAGGCAGTACAGTAAACATTGCAGTAGCAGTAATTCCTTACAAGGTTCCTTCATCTAAAGCTACAGGTGTAACTTTACGTCTACGCTCTGTACAGATACTTGACCTTGCAGAAATGGTTTCTGCTTCACCTTTTGAAGCTACTGAAGGGTTTGTAAATGCAGACGGTTTTTCTGCTACTCCAGTGACTAACGGGGCTGCACCTGCACCTACTAAACCTTCAGAAGAAGATGCAGATGAACTCTTTGCCGAACCGAAGGTCAAAACCCCTAAAGCAGAAATAATCCCTGCTACACCAGAGGCTAAAGAAGTTACTAGCCTATTAGATAAATGGGATGATGAATAACAACAAATGACGCACCAGTATAAGTGTAGGGGAAACCTTGCACTTATACCTAAGGGGATACTATGGAGACTAAAAAGTTTCTAAGTACGGTGCTGAGTGACCAAGGTTTTTATTGTGTATTAGGTATACGAACTAAAGATAACGTAACGGTTCAAAAATTTTACGACACTATAGACTCAGTAGTTGATTCGGCGCTTAACTTTGACAAAGAAGGGTACGATACGTACTTTGCTTTAAGTACGTTTGACCAACATTCCAGAAAAGCAGAGCATTCTTCTTTTTTAAGATCGTTCTTTTTAGATTTAGATTGTGGGGAAACCAAGCCTTATTTAACTCAGACAGATGCCGCTGAAGCGTTACGAGCATTTTGCGAGTCCTATGACTTACCAAAACCTACTGCTGTAGTTAATTCTGGCAGAGGGTTACATGTATATTGGGCTTTAGATAAAGATTGTTCTGCGGACGAATGGGTACCCGTAGCAGAAAAACTTAAAAGTGCGTGTGCCAAAAACGGTTTACATGCTGACCCTGTTGTTACTGCGGATGCCGCAAGAATACTTAGAGTACCGTACACTCATAACTTTAAAGCTTCGCCTCCTGCCGACGTACATTTGTGTGGCCCTTTAAACGGTATTACTTCTTTAGAAGTGTTTGCTGACAGGCTTGGCGGTGTGCCTGTTATTAACGTCAACAAAAATAAAAAGTTACTTGAAGAAGACAAAGAACGTATTGAAGCTTTTGAGAATACATACAACAAAAGTTTTAAGAAAATACTAGAAAAAACAGGTCAGGGAAGGGGATGCAATCAGATAAAAAATGCCATCGAAAACTCTTCTACATTATCTTATCCTGAGTGGGTAAGCACTTTATCTATAGCTAAACGTTGTAAAGAGGGGAAGCAAGCCGTCCATGCTATCTCTGAAAATTACCCCGACTATTCTTATGAGGAAACTGAAAAGGTAGTAGAGTCTCTTGACTACCCACATTTATGCGAAACTTTTGAAGCTAACAATCCTGAGTTTTGTAAAGGTTGTAGATACAAAGGAAAAATAAAGTCTCCTATTGTTTTAGGTATGGAGATTAGAGAAGCCACTGAAGAAGATAACGTTGTATATACTGATACTTCTTCTTTGGTTGACGACACAAATGCAGAGAGTCCCAGCCCGGCTTTAAATAACGTAGAGAAATACGTTATACCACAATACCCTGATCCTTATTTTAGAGGGGCTAGAGGGGGTATATATCTACGAAAGAAAGATAAAGATGGTGATCCTATTGAGGATCAAGTATACCGCCAAGATTTATACATGATAAAGCGATTGCGTGACCCTGTAAAAGGCCCGACGTACGTATTTAGGCATCATACAATAAGAGAGGGCGTGCGAGAATTTTCTATAGTTGGTACATCTTTATCATCCAAAGAAGAATTTCGTAAAGAAATGGGTATGAATGACATATTCCTCTTACCTACTGAGGTGGATAAGCTTATGAGATACGTAGCAAAATGGGTTAGACAGCTATTAGAAACTCACGATGAAATTCCTGCTAAGACTCAGTTTGGATGGACTGCTGACCAGAAATCTTTTGTGGTGGGGGACAAAGAAATTTTTGCTGATGACATTAAAGAAAACCCACCATCTACAGCAACGGCTCAGTATTTTAATTTCTTTGAGCCTAGAGGTACATTAGAAGGTTGGAAAAAAGTTACGACGTTTTACAACAAACCCAAGTTTGAAGTACATCAGTTTATGTTTGCGTTAGCTTTTGGCGCACCGCTAATGGAGTTTGTCCCTAATATTGCGGGGGGTATATACCACATAACGAGTGGCGACTCAGGATTTGGTAAGACTACAGGACAGTGGGGCGGCGCTACAGTATGGGGTAACCATAAGAAATTAGTTTTAGACGGTGACGATACAACTAACTCCATGTGGAACCGAGCAGAGGTGTACAAAAACCTACCTGTGTACGTAGATGAAATAACTAACGTACCCCCCAAGCCTATGAGTGACTTTGTATATAGAGTTACAGCAGGTAAACAACGGAATCGACAGACTACTAGGAACAACCAAGAAAGGTACAGGGGGGAAGAATGGAGTCTGCTTGTAGGAACTTCGGGGAACTCCAGTTTGTTAGAAAAGATTAGTACAGTTAAAGCCCAACCTAAAGGCGAAACTCAAAGAGTGCTTGAGCAACGTACTCCTCAACTTTTATTTTCATCTGATGAGGCTATAGCTTCGCGGGAGTTGAACGAGAATCTTGCTGAGAACTATGGTCATGCAGGGATATTATATATTCAGTACATACTTCAACGTAAGGATGAAGTAAAAACGTTACTGCAACGAACTACCGATAAGATTATTCGGGAAGCTAACCTTACCCCTCAAAACCGTATATGGGCAGCTAAGACCGGAGCAGTAATCACAGGCGTACGGATTGCTAAACACCTAGAGCTTATTGATTGGGATGTAGACAACTTACTCAAGTGGGTGATAGGAAGATTAAGGGGGCTGAGATTAGACATGAAAGAAATGGACATTAGTATTACGGAGATTATTGCTCAGTATTATAGCGAGAACATTAGGGGGGTACTACGCATAAAGAGTACCGACGATGCTCGTAAGGGAGAAGATGGTTTAGATATGCTTCTCACGGCAGAACAAATGCCTACTTATAATTGGGTAGCCAGACACGAATATGATGTAGGGCGTTTGTATTTGATGGTTAAACCGTTTAAACAATGGTGCGTTCAACAGCAGCTTAACTATAACGCTATGGTAGAACTTGCTACGAATGAACTTAAAGGCAAGAAAGAAAAGATACGTATGGGTAAAGGCACTACTATAACCTTACCCCCGATTACAGTGCTTTCAATTAATTGGGAAGACGAACACTTTAACAACAGAGCAGAAGCCCAACAAGACATGTTATCTATGGAAGAAGATGCGGATACGCTTTTCTGATTTATCTCCTGATGGGGTACGTATGGTTGTAGATTGGGATAAATTTTTATCAGGCACTTCTTTGTTTATCCCGTGTGTAAACACCAAAGAAGCTTACCAGCAAGTTTTAGAAGTAACTAAGCTAGGAAAACACGAAGTGGTAAGTAAAGTAATGGTTGAAAATGGTAAGTATGGTGTGCGTATATGGCGTGTAGTGTGATAAAATCTATACCGTAGTATCCTCTCTCCTTGGTCGGTGAGCGCCCCCACTTCGGTGGGGGTTTTTACTCTATACCCAAAGCTTCAAAATTTCTGCGGATTACTGATTGTCTATTACGTCGGGAGTAAGTAACCCCACCTGTCTCTGCCACTTCTCTTGTAGTGCGTCTGTGTTGACCTAAAGATCGCGCTATTGTCCTTGGAGTAATTCTGTAGTTTCTATGTCTCTTGTTAAACTCCTTCATATCTTCCCTTACTTCTCGCGTTCCCTCGCTATCACCTTCTCTCTCTGCTTGGTACAAATCATCTAAAAGTTTTGTTCTCCGTTCCTGAATGTTTCGCTCTTTACGTTTTTCTACTGCGTTTAGCTCAAGCTGTTTTGTGTATGAGGCAGGACTAAAACCTGTAAATTGTCCTATGATAGCTCGTAAATCTATTGATTCGGTTATGGGGTCACCTCTTAAAGTACGTGCGCCTTCTGTTGCATAACGATAAGATTTCATCCAACCAGAAGCAAAAGCGGGAAGCATTCTTTCCGTCCCTCTCCAGACTTCTCCATCTGCCACTAACTCCCCTCCCTGAATAATTTTACCGTAAGCTACTCCTACAGCAGGGCCACCTGCAAACTCAATTATTTTTTCTGTTAAAGTAGATAGCTCATTGGGTCTACTTCTATAAAGAAGGTTATTCATCCCGATACGAGGAGCTATATCTATATTAAATATGGCGTTTAGTGGGCCAGAGTACATCCCCTCTCCCAGAAAACGGGCTGTTATTGTTTCAGCATCGTCCTCTTCATCATCTAAAAATACGTTATATATCGCCATAGCCGCACCAAACATAGGTATCCCCTGCACTCCTGCAAACAGCGCACTAGCCCCGAATAACCCGTAAAGTTGTCTACGCGCTAGTCTTTTCTCCTCCGGAGAGTTTGCGCGTTTAAGGGTGTGGTAAGCTGTTCTAGCTTGCAGGTAATACATGGATATACCGAAACGTTTGTACATTAAAGCAATACTACCCAAGTTACTTTGAGCTACTTTAGGAGCAGTTTCTATCATGGCTCCACTATTAGTAAACTCTACTTCCTCTATAGCTTTATAAGCAGCCTCGTATAAATCTTTTTTTCTTAATTTAGTTATTCCTTTTTCTTTTAGCTCTTTTAACTTTTTATCTAACTGTAAATTAAACGAAGAAATAGCTGTTATTTGACGGTTGGCTCGTTCTCCTTGATGGAACATAGCGCCCATTGCAAAATTAAAAAGTTGCATACCTCCCCGCGCAGGGTTTTCTTGGTCGGTCATTTCTCCAATCGTAGACCTGTTAGCCTGACCTTGCCGTTCTAATACTTCAACTAACACTTCAAGATGTTTATATTTATCTGGCAAATTAGGATTGTTATATTTACCATTTGCATCTTTAGAAAAATCCCAATTTGTTAAATTCCACCCATCCCATACATCCATGTCTAACTCTTTACTTCCTACTCCAACACGTTTTCTTCTAGTAGGAGAGCCAAAATATAATGCCGTAGCATCTGCCATAGCAGCACTTGCTTCCTTTACTCCATACTTACCTGCTAATACGGGATACACTACAGTACCCAAGTTAGTGTTGTTAGCTACAACTGAAGAAACATTCATCCCTAACGTACCCCCAAACACTAAAGATTTTGTCCATTTAGTTATATCGTTAATGTTAGGGTTGTTAGCAAAAGCTATATAAGGTTGAAAATTTTCTTTGTATACAGCACGTACAGTATCGTCTTTACTGTCGTCAGCTTCTTGTGCTAATTTTCGATTAACTTTTTCTAGTGGTATTTCATATTCTAAATTTACTATTTGTTGAGCAAATGCAGGCATACGTTTATTGTACACACCGATTGCATCAGCTTCTGGCCCTAATACTTCAGCACGCGAACGAAACATTTGCAGTACATTTGTCTCTGGCATAGAGTCAAGCATTATTTCCATAATAGAATCTTGAATTTCTTTAGGGGCTTTTTGCGATTTTAAATTTTGTAAAATATCAAACGCTGCTCCTGTCTGCATGTTCTCTACAGATTTCGTATAACTTGATTCTTGATCGCTTGTTGTAATTGTAGAAAGATCAACTTTATCTTTAAACTCAGGATTGTTTTCTAACTCCCACATAAAACCTTGTCTGGTTACCGCTTTGTCAAACAACATTTTATAAGGTTCAGCATCTCCTTTTAATTTAAAAGTAAGCCAATGTTTGCCGTGGCGGTATAGTGGGAAGTAAGGTTCTATACGTTCTTTATTTTTTAATTTTTCAAATATTTTATCGCTAATAGTTTTACGTAACTTAGAATCTATATCAAATTCTTGTAAACGATCATCTACTGTATCCATTAGTCTGTCGTACATACTTCCATACGCATCTCTTAATTCTATATATGCATCACGACCTTCCTGACCAAACTCTTTACTGTTCCATAGCTTTTGGAATTCATCCCACTCTTTAAGTTTTTCTACATTCTTATTGCGTTTTTGAACTCCGCGAACGTTTTGCTTTCCATCTAAATTTTTACTTATCCAATCGTTACGTGCCTCGGCTGATGTAAAATGTTTTTCTTTGGCTTTGTAAATAACAGCACCACTATCGCGTTTCTTTCCAGTGCTTTCTTCCCAATAAGCCCAATAATCAGAATAAGTAGTTCGATCTTTACTTGGGTCTGTTTTTGACATTGTAGTTCTAATAACTAAATCATTAAGGATGTCAGCACGTTTAGTGCCTCGTTTAATTTTTTTAGCTATAGAAGCCCCTGTATCTTTTATTTCTGCTAATATCTTTGATCGTGCGCCTACCTTCTCTTGTATCGTTCTAAACAAAGACCAACCAGATGGTAACTCTTCTGTGTATAAATCCGCTAAAGCATTGAGAGGTAAAATTGTTTGGGCTTTCCGTATGGCTGAAGGTGTACCATCTTCTTTGAGCCATTTTTTAGTGACATCAATAGATTTTTTATAACCTTCTTTACTTAAATACCCTGTTCTGGATTGCGCCCCTAGTTGACGTAATTGAGCATTTACATCCATTGCTAAAATAGGAGCAGCCCTACTAGCAGGAGCAGGACTTATTATAGCTTCAATAAGCTGATCTATATTACTTGTGTTGGTAGGTTTCTCTACAAGAGGTCGTCCTAAAAGCCTATTCAATATATTCTGGAAAGCTCGTTTAACGGCTTCCCATACTGTCACCATCCTTCCTTTAGTAGACTTATAAGGAAGTAAGTTTAATTCTGATCTAAAACGTGGGTTAGATTGCGCTTCAGCTACAAATTCATCTAAGCTTTCACTTCCATAGGCGCTAGTCAATTCTGATTTAGCATATTCGTATGCTTTTTTAAGTTGACGTACAGCAGGGTTCGATGGCTCAGTAGCTATTACGTGTGAAGTTATAGCGTGACCTGCTTCATGCAAAAGAACATGAGAATTAACATCTGCATCAGGGTCAATCGTTATAGTGTTATTAGTAGGGTCAAAGTACCCGGCAAGTCCTTGTTGTTTTCCAAAACGTATTTTGGTAGTACCAATATTTTCTGCTATAGCTTTTGCCATTCGTGCTATTAAAGGGTTACTAGATTCGCTTAACAGTTCGTAAACTTTCTTTATGTCCCCTGCTTTAATAGCATTTTTAACTGGCGTAGCTACTTCTAAGGTACTGGCTATAACAGCATTTTTAGGAAGTGCTAATTCAGATCCTCCTAATGCTCCTATTATTTCATCTCTTTCTTGGTTACTAAATTCGTCAAAGTTTTCTATATCAAGTATGTCTGTGGTTTCAGGATTATTATTTAATAATTGATCCCATACTTCGCCTTGTTGTTTTTTTCCAATATTACTTAGACTAACTGTAGGGTCACTACCTCGAGCGCCTAGTAATACAGCGTCTGTAAAGTTACTGCTCCGTATAGCCTGAGCTATCCTCGACATCTTACCTTTTTTAGTCTCTTTTTTATCCGCTGTTTTAAGCTCTTTATTAGTTTGTTTTCTTGCCGCTTTTTCTTTTTTTCTAGCGGCTATAGTCTCTTTCGTTTTTTTAGAAGTAACTTTTACTTGTGCTTTTTTGCCTGTCTCGTATTGACGAGCGGCATCTTCTATTTGAGCGTCTAACGCTCCTATTGTTGGCGCACTAAGTTTGCCTCGTATAAATTTCTCTGCTGCTTTTGCATGTTTAATGCGACTTGTCAGTCCTAAATCATTAAGTTCTTTAGCTTTATAAACACCTTCGGGGCTATTTTTAGTCTTTCGGTCTAACGCTAAATCTCCTGCTATAGCACGAATAGCAGAGGCAGGATTCTTATAGTTCCTAAAATAAATTGTTGCCCCTTGTGCAGGAGTGGGGGATTTTGCAACTTGAGGTTTTTTCGTTGTGCGGTTTATTTTAGGAGGTTTGCTATTTTGATAACCTACGATAAGAGAGTTATTAATATCTTCTTCGGCAATAGGAAGTGCTTCAGTGTCTATATTGGAACGCCACTGTCCAAATCTGTCTTGTCCAAGCTTAGCTTCTTCATTAAATTCTTCATAAAGATTTGTTTGTGGGTCTTCCTCTAAAGATTTGGGGTCTACAGCTCCTTCTGCTTTTATAGCAGCGTCTTTTCTTTCTCTAGCTTCTTTGTCCCGTTTTTTAGCTTCTTCTCGTTGATCTATAACTGTTTGATTTTCCCCGACTTCTTTTGAAACATCTCCCGACTCGTATTGACGAGCGGCATCTTTTATTACAGATATACGTTCTCCGTCGCCTGTCAAGGCATCCGTCTCATTCGTGTCGTCTTTTTTTATGGTTGGTTGTTTACCGAATATGGAGGGGGGTACTGTCTTACCTTCGTCAGTAGTCGTATCAGTAGTTTCTAAATCTAAACTACCTTGTTGTGGCCCTTTGTTTAAAACTTCTGCTCCTGCCGTTAAAGATTCCCCAACCTCCTTGCCATCTACTCTAATTACATTCCCGTCATCATCTAACCGGATGTTAGACCCTTTACTTTGTGGCTCGTCAGCAGGTTGTTCAGCAGGAGTTAAATCTAAAGTACCTTGTGCAGCATCGCTTGTAGCAGGTTGGGTTCGTGCAGCTACAATAGCATCATAGGTAGCTTCGTCAGGAATGTTTAAACTTTCAAGCGTAGTGCGTTCTTTTTGTAGTTCTTCAAGGGGTATACTAAACGCAGCAGGATACTGTTGTTGAAGTTCTTCAGCCGATGGTGTTTCAAAAAGCCCTAGTTGTTCTTCGATAGTACCAGTAGGTGCGGCTCCCGCAGGTAAATCATCAAACAGGTCTTGCTGTTCAGTAGGTGAAGCAACTGGAGGAGTGCCGCCTTCAGGAGTTTCTGTTTCTGTTTCTGTGCTTGTGTCATCCACTGAAACACTAGGAGGAGTTCTAGTGCGGCCCGGAATTGCTAGTTCTAGTAACCCTTGGATGATGCCACCCACTCCTGCACCTATACCAAATGACTCTCCAGTACCTGCAAACGTACCTGTTTCAGGGTCATACAAATCTTGAGCAATCATGTTCTGAGCAATTTCAGCGGCTGCTTCTTGCGCTCCTTCGCCTGTTCCTGCTGAAGCTACACGGCCTAATCTTTTTAATGCGGTTTGGGCAACTTCTTCTCCTGCTTTAGCTTGAGTTCTTAAAGCTTTGACAACTTTAGCTGCACCAAAAGGAACTGCTATTTCACTTAAACCTACAGGCAACCCACGTAAGGCAGCTTGATTTATTTGTTCTTGAGTAGCTCCTGCATCTCTAGCTCGCTGTGCTGCTGCTCCTGCTCCTGCCGATCCTGCTAATGCTGATCCTTTTGCTAAAGCACCTAACCCACCAAAGCCTGTAGCTAAAAAAGGTAAAGTAGAACCTAAACCTTCAGAAAGTTTTCTTGTAAGGCTATCTTCGTATCCATACTTAGCGGCAAAAGGAGATTGAAGGGTTTTAGTACCCGCTCGAATAAGATCAACAAAGGCTTCTTCGTTATTACCATCAGCTAATAAAGTAGCAATACCTTCTGCACCTAAACCTAATAACCCTAACCCCCCTGAAGCAATACCTTTAGGTATTTCCCCTACACGCCCTGCACCTTTTTCGCCAAACCCAAATATAGTTTTTTCAGGAGGGGGTGGGGGAGCCATAATATCTATACCCTGCTGCTGATACTGCCACATAGTAGGGGCTATAGACGTAGCTTGTTCGGGACTTATCCCCTTAGGAATATAAAACTGTATTGACTCTCCGTTATCAAGGGGGACTTTAGCGTAAGGCATTGTACTTCCCTAAGACGAATATGGTGTTGATTGAATTTGAGCAATTCCAGAAGCAGTTACCCCTTGTCCAGAACCTAAACTACTACCCCCCGTAGCTGACCTTACCGCATCATTCATAGCTCTAGCTTGTTTTACTCCTATCTGGTCTACTAGAGCTTGTTTTGCAGGGCCATTTGGCATTCCATCTAGGGCTTCCAGCAAATCTTGATATTCTTGTCCATTTCTCCATTCAATCATTTGGTCTACTACGCCGTTCCATTCGGCTGTATCTAAAGCCTGTCGGTAGCGAAATAAAGCTGTTTGTAAGTTAGCATCTATTTCACGTAAAGAAGCAAATTGACCAAACCGTAGTTGATCGTAAGCTTGTGTACCTTGAGCAAAACCACGTAAGGCTCCAGAAGCTGAAGTTGCCCCACCACCTGCGGTAGCTCCTGCTATAAACCTATCCCAATCAGGGCCGCGCATAGCAGGTTCTGAAGGTGGTGTAGTATCAGCACTTTCTCCTTCTCCTTCTCCTTCTCCTTCTCCTTCTCCTGCCATCAGTTCAGTAGGGATGCCAGTAATACCTTCTACCATTAACTTATCCATTTCAGGACTTAATGCAGGAGGGTTAGTCTCACCTACTCCTGTAAATAAACCTAATATTTGGTTTTCTATGGACTCCCCTTCCCCTGTAGGATATTCCTCCTTACCAAGGTTTGCCATTTCTGTGTAACGTTCGTTAGTAGGATCAAATGGATCAGAGGACATAGGCGCAGATTCAGTAAGCCTACCTACGTTTCCTGCTGAATCCACAACTCCCCCACTAGCTTCTATTTCTTCCATAGAAGGTTGAGGAGCTAAAGTATCTCCTAACACCTCAAGCACTCCTTGCCCTACTCCTGCTAAAATATCTCCTTGATTGGCTGCTACATTTCCTGAAATAGAAGGTAATGTAAAAACATCGGATTCGGTTCTATCTCCTACGTCACTGGCAACTATCTCTTCAGATGTACGGGCGCGATCTGTCCCTTCTAACATACTAGGGTCATACTGAAACCCGCTTTCCATTCTACCCATAGCTCCTAAAACAGAATCTCTTACACTTGGGTCGTCTAAATTTATGGGTTGGTCGGCAGGAATGCCTATAGTTTCAGATACAAAATCTATATAAGACTCGGTATCGTTTTCGTTAGCAGGAGCGAAAGTAGCAATTAACTCTCTAATAGTACTTATACCTTTAAGTTCAGGGTAATTATCTAGCAACTTATCGGCAGCACGAACCCCAGAATATAAACTATCAAAATCTACAAAACCTTCTGTCGAACCAGTTTGTCCTTCCCAACCTTGATCATAATCCCGTATGTTAAAGGGATTGTTCTGCCCTACTAAA